GCCAAACTGTATGCAATAATCAGACCTTCAAACGTCGCTCACATCAACCACGGTGCATCGTGGACATGTGGGTCAAGTTTGATTGCAATTGCGGCTGCGTGCTAGTTACCCGACTAGCACTAAGATTAATGGGTAGAGGCTAAATGGCTGCCTCCGACTACGTCGTGCCAGGTTTAGGGCCCACCGAGAGGCCCACGGGAGTGGTTGCTTAACCCGACGCCACTGGCGTGCAACCACACGACGTGCCAATACAGTTTCCCGCACACACAGAGACGATGAGCGTAGACGATGTGAATCCAACTACCGCGTAAGACCATTCGTGGCACCGGGGAAGGAGTATAGTCGTTTGCGTGATTCGGTTCTACAGAGGCTACTGAGCTTGAAGCTTGCCTTGTGTTGTGCTATAGGGAGCACGTTAGAAGCTCTACGATGATTGAGCAGTATCTTACCGACTGGTGGCGGGTATCAACCCATCAGGTCCGTACCACGTTGTCCGACAGAGATATCGTACCCCCAGAGAGAGAAAATGAACCACATCAACGTACTCACTGGAGCCGGGGCTGGAATGCCCCGGCAGGCCCAAGCCGATCAACCTCGCCGGATTAATATCAGCGTGAGTGAGGTTGTAGGCACAGCCATTGCGACCATATCATGTGGCGCCGAGGGGATGCACCCCCAGGCACCACATCCCGAGGGAGTCATAGCCCCGGAACGCTGCTCCGATGCGGAGCAGCACACGTCGGACCCACCGCTACGTGCGGCTGCGGGCGCTGTTTGCCAGACGGGCAATCGCGACCGCAGCCGACCTGGGCGCCGGCATGTTGTCCCATCGTTTGAGTTCCTCGAGAGCATCATCCGCAATGCACCGCTGTCAGAGCAAGGCTTCCTCGAGACCATCTCGGAAGTTCAGCCCAAACAGCAACTGTACGTGTTCAGGCTGTTGAACACTAGCAAGAGTGCGTGCGATGTGCGCTTCAGCCCGTGCCGGGCTGATGCCCTCGGAACACGACGTGGGTTTGTCCCCTGCAACCTCCGCCGCGCTGGTGGTGGGGGTTTCAAGGCGAAGTTTGTGAATTGTGCGGGCGTCTTCAGTTGCTGGTCCAGTCTGACATCGCAGGAAGTTGTCGTTGCGTACTCGGATGCAGCTGCTGTGGTTGCTTGGTTTGTAGAGTGGGGCATCAGCCACGAGGACCACAACAAGCTCGTGAAAATCATGAACGGGAACGGGTGCGAAATCTGCGGCGTCGCTGGGAAACGCTTGTGTGACACATGTGCCGTGGCCACCTTTGGGCCTGGCACCGCACTGAGTGAACGCGAGGCTCGGCGACGCGGCCGCGAGGACGCCGCCACTGTCGTGGTCGAGAACAAGACTTGCGCCTGCGGGGTGAAGTTCGACGTGACGCGGCAGATGATGGACAAGATGGCCAACCACAAATCCAAGGGCAACTACTATGGGTTTGATAAGTGTGAGAGCTGTCGCAAGAATTCGATTCAGTTCGAGGCTGCGCTGGCCGAGATCCAACCTGGCCAGCCCATTGCAACCATAGTGGTCCCGCCACCGGCCGCCACGCCGCCCAAGCCGAAGATCCGTGACGCCTTTGTGCCCATTTCCACGAAGACTTCATCTGCACCAAGCGCCGCCAAGAGTGACGCACCGGAAGAGCCGACCTACGAGTCCGATTTCCTGCGGCTGTTGGAACAGAGCATCGCCCTTGGGCTCCCCAGGGGCAGCGACGTGCCGACTCGCGTTCCGACTTTGTGGGTACTTGCCGGGCATCTGAAACCTGGCGATTATATCCTGGCACGTGAGTTCACTGAGCCGTTCGCGCGGGCTGTCGATGACCCGATCCTGCGTCTGCTGTCGAAAGATGGCTATTTTCGCACAGGCAAGCGCATGTGTGACGTCACCATTGATGGCGTCCCTTTCACATCCAACGATTGGCTGTTTGACCCGAAGCCCGTTGCGTGGGTCGGCGCGAAGTGTCTCCGGGCGCGGCAGATCGGGTTCAAGGAGGTCGAAGGTGTCGCCATGGGGCTGTTCGAGATTACGGAAACTCGTGAGGAGTTGGCGCCTGTGCGCCACCGCTTCAGCGATTTCCATTACAAGCGCAGGCACTACGCTGCGTTTCGTGGCAGCACCATTTCAGAGATCAAGATTGACGGGCGCAGGCTGTATGTTCCCAGCCAGGTTCTGGGCGAGACTCTCCGCTATTTTTCCGGGGAGGCGAACGCGCGGGTGTCGGCTTCGTACATCATGGGCGAGCTGAAGCGTAACAATAAGCTTTCAGCTGAGCAGATAGATTACATCGTGCGCTTCGCTTGCGCCCACCACGACTCTCGTGCAGTCCATTTTGCCGAGGCGATCAGTGGGGACCGTCGGACCACCGACCGCGTTGCTGACGAGATGGCCCAGACCAAACACGCCTGGTGGCTGCCGACTTTCATGGTGCGCTTTCGCTGCGACCTGGACAATGGTCGTGCCCGCGCCTTCGTGTACTGGTCCATGTTGGCCTTTCTTCTGTTCGCCGCCTACAGCTTGTACGCACCTGTCATGTCCGCTGTGCGCGTCATCCGCACCGCTGAGGTGCTGAACCACACAACTTTGATATACAACTCCACAGGGCTGTACCCGCCCGCTGGTAGCGTGATTACCCACTTCACCATGAGCAGTAGACTGGTGAAGTATGGGCCGGGCAGCCGCCTGGTCAATGAGTTCACAGCGACCTGTCACGGTGGCGTCGACTGTAGCCACATCGTCTTCACAGGGGAAGAAGCGCACCTGTACGCCAACATCATTGGCCCCACGCCCGACGTCCGTTGCCTGCTCTCTGAGAACACCAACTCGAGCACGCAATGTCCAGCCAGCCTTGAGATTTTCAACATCGCTAACAGCTGGTTTTCGCAGGGGCGCGATGGGATGGCCATGCTGATGCAGTGGATCAGGGCCCTCTTTCACGACCACTGGCCCGACGCGAGCAAAGCCGCACCACTGACGCTCATCGCCATGTGGTGGTTCCACCAGCTGCTCTGGGGAGAGCTCCACACTTTGTACTTGGCGCCTCTCTGGGAAGAGCGCGTCAAGCGCATCAATTTTCTTGGCGTGAGTGGCTTCTTCGTCTACGTCATCATCGGCGTTGAGCTCTTGTTGCACGGTGTGCAGACAGCTAATGATGTGCGGGGGACCGCGAGCGCCCTTGGCAATGCTCTTGACTCGAGCACTTTCGCCGGGCTCGTGGTTTGGGGAACAGTGATGAAGTACTGGCCAACCGCCTACATGCACATCGTCGCGGCCAAGATGCCGCAGGATGGTGGCATCATGTACCACATGTTCTGGAATCACGTTGCAGTCGGCGTCCACAGGGTTCTCGCCTTCTGGTGGACCGCTTGGAGGATGGGCCCCTCATCGTTGTACGTGCTCTTGAGCGTGGGGCACGAGCAGTTCGCCACTTGGCGCATGGGCTCAGACGGCGCTTGGGAGCCGGGTGCATTGGCTGGGGGTTTTGGCGTCTACCTCGGCGCTGCGGGCATCGCCATGGCCGTTCGGGCGTACCACAAGGGCGCGAGCAGCCGGTTTCCGCGCATTGACGGCATGGGCACTCACTCCAAGTTCCGAGACCTTGTCGAGGACCCTGAGTTCGAGACTGCGTTTCCGCTCAAGGAGAGCGCGGAGTTCAAGGTCCGCGGCGCTGGACGCGCTGGCAAAAACCGACTCACGCAGCTCATGCCTGAGTTCGTGCCTGTCGCGTCGTTCGAGTCGAACCAGAGCAACATTCTCCACTCTCTCGCCGGACGTGTCCTCAAGAAAACGCCTGAGCTCAGTAGAAGCACGGACCGCCTCGCGTCGAAGCTCGATCGCATGAGTCGCAAGATGGGCTATGTCGAGCCTGATGAACCGGAGGTCTGGGTCAGCAAGTTTCCAGCTGGCAAACGAGAGCGCTACTTGAAGGCTTTTGTGCGTCTGTCGGTTTTCGGCTTGGCATGCTTCGGCCGTGTGTTGCTGGGGGCGCACAACAAGTGGGACAAGCGCAGCTGCTTCATCAAGCACGAGGTCAACTTGGAGCAACCTGAGGTGGTAGTGGAGCTTGGCGGCTCGCGGTACCACACCTCTTGTGGCGACCCGCGCACCATCCAGGCAAGCACGGATGAAGTGCAGGCTGTCCTGGGGCGTTACTTCACGGCGTATGGGCGCCGAGCTGCTGAGGTCTTCGATGGCAGCGCCGGCAGTGAGCTGGACGGTTGGCGCATTGTTGCAGCGTTCGGTCGCACCAAGACCGAGGTTTCCGCCATCACGCGTCAGCTGCTCGCGGAGGGACGCAGCGCTGTTGTTTGCTGTGGCGACGATGCCAAGGTTGTCTACAAAGGCCGCCTGTTTGCGATCGACGCCAAGCGATGGGACGCGCATGTCGGTCGCGGCCTGCTGCGCCTGAAGTACCGGCACTTGACGCTCCTCGGCATGCCCGACCGCCTGGCGCAGATTCTCCAAGACATGATCGCGCGTCGTGGCAGCTACAAGCGCAGCGGTGTGTCTTTTGGCGTAGACGGCGATGTCGCCAGTGGGGACCCGGACACGCTGTACTGGAACACCATGCTCGGCGTCGCCAGCATCATCGATTGTTTCGAGGGTGCGTCTGACTTCGAGGACTTCAACCGCCGCGCTGTAGAGTACGGCCTCGAGTACAAGCTTGCGGCTGTCGGCACCGTGAGCGAACCTGGGGTCTTCGTGGACTTCTGCAGTTGCGTGTGGACGCCAGTGTTGGGCGGCCTGTCTCTGGTGCCGAAGCTCGGCCGAGCGCTCATGAAGTCGTCTGCCACAGCCACTTTTGGCAACCCCGCCAAATTGTTGGCCGCGAAGATGCTCGGTCTGCTCCATGATCTGGCGGCGTTCCCCGAGGTTTGCCGGTCCCTGGCTAAGCTTCTGCCTGATCTCCCAGCGGGCAAAGCCGCCTCGGAGTCGTACGTCGCCGTTGGCAAGGTCGAGCCTGCTCCCTTAGCCGAGCGCGAGGTGTTCTTTCGCGAGCGCTACGCCTGTGAGTACTCCGACGTCGTTGACGAGGTCGACGAGTGGGTTGACCGCTCTCGAAGGGGAGACATGGCGGCTGGCGACCTGACCCTCATGCGGCGGATGGTTGAGGTCGACTACGGCGACAAGCCGATGGCCTCTAGGTGTGGCGGGACACTTCGCACCGGTGTCATGTTTGCGTTGTTGTTGTGCGTCTCAGGGACGTTTGATCAGGGGCATTTATGCCGGAGGGTGGGAGGGCCTGATTTAAACCATCCCGAGCCAAC